GAAGAGCGTAATAATCTACTAGCTAAACAAGACCTACACATTATGGGGTTTCATCCTGAGTTTGGTGCAGAAGAAGCTGAACTAGATTTCCTATATGAACACAGTTGGGAGAGTTCCGTAAAGGATGAATACTGTATGGTCTTCATACAGTCACTATCTCAAGTCGACGACGCTAGTTTAAAGTTAGAAAAGCTAGATTACTACAAAGTCTACCCTGAAGACGAGTATCAGGAATTAGTTATTAACAGAAGGACTAAGAGAAATGGCAATGAAACCACGAGCTATGGGGAAAAAGAAAATGATGCGGGGCGGAGCAGTAAAGCAGCCAGTAGCAAAGAGGGTGCAGAGCGCCGGATTCACACCGCTTCCGGTCGGGTTACCAAAAAGAAGCAGAAAAAGCAATACTCAGGCATTTAATGATAGGACTGAGTTAAATAAAAAAGCACAGACTGCACGAGCAGCCGGTCCTGCTGTAAATGCAGCTACTGCTAAAAAGCGAGCCGTTGCTGAGAATACTCTTATGGCTAAACGTACTAAGGCTGCGGCTGCTCTTAAGAGTAAACGTACTAAGGCTAGAGATGCTCTTATTCTTAAACGTGCTAAGGCTTTAAAACCTATAGCTAAAAAACCTATAGCTAAAAAACCTAGCAAACCTGCTCCAACACGCTCCGGTCCTATTGGTATCCGTAAGATAGGTGACGAACCTCGCTTATACTCTAAAGCTATTGCATCAGCAATTAAAGGTTCGCTAGGTGCTGCGTCCGGTTCAGCAAAGATGATGCGCGGCGGAATGAAAAAGCCAGTAGCAAAAATGCGCGGCGGCGGACTAAAAAAGAAGTAACAGATAATGGCACTAAAGAAACCACAAAAAAGCCTAAAAAAATGGACAGGCCAAAAGTGGACAACGAAGTCTGGTAAGCCGTCCGCCAAAACAGGTGAGCGGTACTTACCTAAAAAAGCTATTGCTGCTTTAACATCCAAAGAGTATGCTAGTACTACAGCAGCTAAGCGTAAAGGCACGGCTGCTGGTAAGCAGGTAGTTAAGCAGCCTAAACGTATAGCACAAAAAGTAAGAAAGTACCGTACATAGGATTACATAAATGAGATCTGAACAACTAGACAGTTGGCGTATTATACCACGTGTTATGATGCTAGCCTTAATTGTTATGAACTTTCGTGTGATTGAATGGTTTATGACATTAGATACTCCTACTATGGAGCAAGCAGGTATGCTCAGTGTTATGACTGGCGCACTTACTGCCGCATTTGGTTTGTATTTAGGCAATTCAGAAAAATCTAGCCCTTCTATTGTACAGGCTAGTAAAAGCACAAAGTAGGGGTTTATTATGAGCCAACAATTTGTTGAAGCATTACTTTTTACAATTATTATTATGCTTAATAACGGTGATTATAATGTAAAGTCTGGTATTGTACAAGAATGCCCCCCGTATGAAGAGGTAGTACCTCTTTTAGAAAAGGGGTTACACGATAATGAGTATAGAGGTTGGCACGCTACGTGTCAAAAGATTGCTATTATTGTTAAAAGTAAAGGACAACCACTATGATCGGCGCTCTAATTGGACCTGTAGCTGGGCTTGTAGGTACGTGGCTACAAGGTAGTGTAGAAGAAAAGAAGGCTAAGACCGCTATGAAGGTAGCGGAAGCACAGGCTAAAGCTACTGTAATGGTAGAAGCAGCCACACACGAAAGTGGGTGGGAGCGTATTATGGCTGAAGGCACTAAAAGTAGCTGGAAAGATGAATATCTTACAATTATCTTTAGTGTACCAATGATTCTAGCTTTTGTTCCGGGTATGGAAAACATCGTACAGCGGGGCTTTGAGCAACTACAGTCTATGCCTGAGTGGTATCAGTATTCTTTGGGGTGTGTGGTTGCTGCCAGCTTTGGTATTAGAGGTGCCACTAAACTATTTAGTAAAAAGTAGTTGACATTAAAGTTAAACTAGATACAATGAAGGAAATATAGTGTCTTTAAGTGACTCTGAAAAAGCAAAACTAAAAACGTTTGGGTTAGCGGGTTTAAATAAGCCTAAGCGTACACCTAAACACTCTACAAAAAAAGCTATTGTTGCAGTGAGGGACAATGACAAAGTTAAAATCATACGCTTTGGCGATCAAAAGATGGGTCACAACTATTCTCCTGAAGCTCGTAAATCTTTTAAAGCGCGCCACGCTAAAAATATTAAGCGGGGCAAAACGTCTGCTGCGTACTGGGCGGATAAAGTTTTTTGGGCTGGTAAAAGCGGTAGTACAAAGAATCCGCCTAAAAGTCAAAAGCATAAAAAGGGCATGGCGTAATGGGTAAACAGCTAACAGATAAGCAACAGAAATTTGTTGATGTTCTTTTTAGTGAGGCTGAAGGAGATTTACAAAAAGCTAAGCACTTGGCTGGCTATTCTCCAAACGTAGCCTTGCATCAGGTAGTAAATAGTGTTAAAGAGGAGGTCATTGAGGCTACTAAAACTTTTATGGCTTTCAATGCACCCAAAGCAGCTTTTGCTATTGTATCAGGGGTTGATACACCAACGCAATTAGGTATGCGAGACAAGTTAAATGCAGCCAAAGATTTGCTGGATCGAACAGGAATTGTTAAAACAGAAAAGGTAGAGGTTCAATCTGCGGGTGGTCTTATGATTCTTCCTGCTAAAGACGAACCTATTGAAGATGACGACGAAGACTAAGTACTCACTACCTCAAGTAGGAACTTATACACTACCTCAACCGTTAGATATACAAGAAGATGGTGAGTGGGTAGCTCTACCTCGTGTTGCTCGTACTATACCTTTTGGATACAGAGTAGACAAAGATATTGACGATAAAATTTTGTTACCTATTAAACAAGAGTTAGATGCGTTAGCCTTAGCTAAAAAACATCTTAAAAAATATTCTTATCGTGAGGTTACAAACTGGCTTATTACCGAAACAGGTAGAAACATTTCTCATGTAGGCTTAATGAAACGAGTAAAGAATGAGCGAAAACGTAAGAACAAAGCTAATATCCTCCGCAAATGGGCAGCTTATGCCGAAGCGGCGCTCGCCAAAGCGGAAGAGCTTGAAAAAGAAAGGCTCTCGTCCAGAACCTGTTCGTAATGCTGTTGAGTGGGTAGCAAAAGAAGAAGAAGCTAACCCAGAAGTAGAAGTACAAGAAGAACAAAACATTGTCTTCCAACCTAACGAAGGGCCACAAACAGACTTTTTAAAATCTGCTGATCGTGAAGTTTTATTTGGTGGTGCCGCAGGTGGTGGAAAATCGTTTGCCATGCTAGCTGATCCTTTACGGTATATGGGTCATCCGTCCTTTAGTGGTTTGTTGTTGCGGCATACAACTGAAGAACTACGTGAACTAATTGTTAAGTCACAAGAGTTGTACCCTAAAGTATTTAAAGGTATTAAGTGGTCAGAGCGAAAAATGCAGTGGACTGCCCCGTCAGGTGCAAGACTGTGGATGTCTTATCTAGATAAGGACGAAGATGTAAGGCGCTATCAGGGGCTAGCATTTAGTTGGATAGGGTTTGACGAATTGACTCAGTGGGCTACACCTTATTCGTGGAACTACATGCGTTCTAGGCTTCGCTCTACTGCACCTGACTTGCCTGTTTACATGCGGGCTACTACGAATCCGGGCGGCAGAGGTCATAGCTGGGTAAAAAAGATGTTTATCGACCCGTCTGTGCCTAATCGTAGCTTTAAAGCTACGGACATTGAAACAGGAGAAGCACTTAAATACCCATCAGGACACGCTAAAGCAGGGAAATCTTTATTTCAACGTCGCTTTATTCCTTCTAAGCTTAGTGATAATCCTTATTTAGCAGAGGGTGGCGATTACGAAGCTATGCTTTTGTCTTTGCCAGAACAACAGAGACGCAGGTTACTAGATGGTGATTGGGACATTGCAGAAGGTGCAGCCTTTACAGAGTTTGATAGAAATATTCATGTTGTTGAACCTTTTGCTATACCTTCTAATTGGATTAAGTTTAGAGCATGTGACTATGGTTACGGATCATACAGTGGGGTTGTTTGGTTTGCAGTAGGCCCAGACGAACAGTTGATTGTATATCGTGAACTTTACGTATCTAAAGTGTTGGCTAAAGATTTAGCTAATATGATTCTTGAATTAGAAGCAGGCGATGGCAATGTAGCATATGGTGTACTAGATAGTTCTTTGTGGCATAACAGAGGTGATACAGGGCCAAGCCTTGCAGAGCAGATGATTCGTGAGGGTTGTAGGTGGAGACCTTCTGATAGGAGTAAAGGCTCTCGTGTTGCAGGAAAAAACGAAATACACCGTAGGCTTCAGATTGATGATTTTACTGAAGAGCCTCGTTTAGTATTTTTTAATAACTGCACAAATATAATCTCTCAGTTACCTGCATTACCACTCGACAAAAAGAATCCTGAAGATATTGACACTAATGCAGAAGATCACTTGTATGACGCGATGAGATATGGTATAATGTCAAGACCTCGTTTTAGTATTTTTGATTATGACCCTGCTCAGGGCGCACGAACCCCCGCTCCTGCTGATCCTATTTTTGGCTACTAATAAACTTTAAAGGATATCTACATGGAAGACAATGAACAAGACTACCTAATGGAAAATTCTCGGATAGCAATTGAAGATGCTGATTCAGAAGAGGACGGTTCTCGTGGGTCGTTGTCGGGTGTTGTTCGACATGTAACTGATAAATATGGTACTGCTCGTAGGTATCGCCGTACAGAAGAAGAGCGCTGGTTGCGCTCATGGCGAAACTATCGTGGTATTTACAACTCAAATGTTAAATTTACAGACGCTGAAAAATCACGTGTCTTTATTAAGGTTACTAAAACTAAAGTTCTAGCTGCTTACAATCAAATTGTAGATGTTCTGTTTGGTAATCAACGGTTTCCGCTTAGTATTGATCCTACTGTTTTACCTGATGGTGTAGAAGAAGTAGTACACTTTGATCTTAAAGATGTAGACTCTGTAAAACAAGAAGCTGGTGGTGCGGAAAATACGGAAAGTCCTTATGGGTTTGCTGGTGATGGCAAGGATTTGCCGCCCGGTGCAACAACGCAGTCTTTACAGCTTGGTAGTTTAGAAGAACAGTTGTCTGAGGCACCAAACCTTAAGAAGGGTGCAGGGCAGACAGCTTCTTCTGCG